CCGTAAGCTCCACCACTAGAGCCTTCATTAGCAGCATGGCCCTTTGAAGTAGCCCATCCAGCAGAAGCGCCGGCGGCTCCAGTCTTATTACTGTTTTCGGTACCAAGGAGTCGCATGACGTTTACTGGTCCTACCTGAGCGGCGAGGTATGCCTGTGCAGCATATGCACCGTATGTAGGGCCGGCAATATTACCTTGCCTCCAGAGGTCGCCGCCTCTAAATCCACTAACTGGATTACCAAATGTTCTCACGTAATCTCCAAAAGATTCCACGCGAATAGGACGCATTGCGGGACCAAAGGGAGTACGACCAATAATTACCGGACCTACTGCTGGTGCAGCCGGCTCTCGGAATGACTGATCTACTTCTTTAATGAAAATGCCGGGAGAGACGAATCTGAACTTCTTTACTGACATGTTTGTTTAACTCCTTAAAAACTTTTTATTTTTCACAAAATGCTCGTTGCATATATTGAGCCTTATCGTATAGTAAATAGTAGCTGTTTGGCTCAATCTCCATTTTACTCTTTATAAAATTGACCCTTGTCTTCTTCGGGGTGTGGGTCTTCAAAAATAATACGCTCGCGTGGAAGGCGAACTTTGACAATGTTCTCCTTTTTGGCGATGAGGGGCCCTTCTTGGTTGTGCTCTTGACCAATAAGATATGCTAAAACACGAACTTCGAATTTTACAGTGTACATTCTCTCTTCTTCACCCAAGTCAGAAACATTGCTTTCTGTTGAAAATTCTTTAGGCATAAAGGCCTCATATATATGGCCATCCTTTTCAATTTCAAAAATACTCCAGTGGCCTGTCCGAGTCAAGAAAGGAGTAAGCATTTCATTAATGTGCTGCTGATATTGGGCCTTTAGCACAACAGAATAGTTTACATTAACGTATACAGGCATAGGAACTGTAAAGGTTTCATATACGATCTCTTTGTTCTCGACTGGGTAGTTTAATTCACCGTTACCTGTTGTGCCAAGTAGAGTGCCGTTGAGAGCGTCATACCTTCTGGCATTATTCGCTGACGCGAACTGTGAGGTTTTATCCTGTTTAATCCTTCTTGCAACAACCCACTCGCCACCATTGACAGAATCTAGCGGAGCGCGGGTGGCAACAATTTTACCGTGCTGGGAAGGATCTTTGTTGACAGATGTTTTTTCTACAGTGATGATCGGCATCTTGATTCTGCCTTCTGAGTCTCTGAGATCTTTATCGTTTTTGATCTGAAAGGCGCGCTCGGCAGAGTTCCAAATAACCGGTACCTTTTTTGCCCCTCCATCTGTAGTGGCATAAATTTCTAGGCCATCTTCAATGAATTCAAACATAGCACGATCAACTGTTTCTAGAGTTGATGGAGCCATATATAAATCAATGAGTTCTTGCTCATTTTTTTTGTTGTTACGTACTGGACGAGCTTTTGGGGTACCAAGAATCTTAACTGCCATCGAAAACTCCCTTACGTGCTCTAATACACTTTGCTACAATTTCAAAGCGATGCTCAATTTGGCCAAACAACTGGTTTGGTTCCTCTAAAGTCACGATTTCGTAGTAAATATTACCATATAGTAGAAAGTCACCCTCGCGCACATATAAATCTTGATCTTCAGTTAATCTACGCTTGTGAAAATGAACTTTGATACTGGCGTCCTTGTCCAGTCCTACGCCGGCAGTATATTTAGTGGTAATTCCTTCGAATTCTACAAGAGCATGCACGCGCACTGGGGACAAAAACGTTTTTCTTAATGATTCGCCGTAAAGATCATGAAAGTTGGTATGTTCGATATCAATAGGGTAGTATACAACAGTTTGACCAATTACTCTTTCGATTAATTCGTCGTTTACCTGTTTTACTAAGTCTCTTTCGGCCTTGCCTGTAAACAGAGGGGGTGGCGGTGCAGCTGGTTGTGTCCATTTGTTGTCTTCGTCAGCCATTTACTTACCCCACATAAATCTTCATAGGAATTGCGGTGTTGATTTGGCCTGCAGCCTCCGCAATCTTGGCATCGTCTTCCATAAGTGCAGTGTATGTAAGCTGATCGAGCAATTCTTTGAGTTCTGTCCTTAATGCCTCTTGTTCTTCCTTTGCCTGGGCCAACAATTCAGAGTGGTTTAAGGTTACGCTCTCCCCTGGAATTGGAATTTGTGCAAACTTACCACGAATCTGCCCCAAGGTTTCTTTTGACAGGGCCAAGGCAAATCGACGAATCCATTGTTTACCAATAGCATTAATATTTTCATAAGGAACATTGTCAAATGGCGCTGTGTTTACGTTGTTGACACCATCAATACCAATTGTTCTATCATCATACTCCTCAAAAGCATCTTTTCGTACCGTAAAAGAGACCCACATCGTTCTGTGTGTCAAATCTGCCTGTGGCACAGGGTATAGCCTAAGTTTGTTATTGATTAATTCATATGAATAGTGCGAAGTTCTCGTATAAATTGAGTCTTCGTATGTCATGGCCTGCATTTTGTTCTGCCAAGTCGGAATAATCTCAAAGGTAGAGTCATCAGCAAACTGACCATAAGTGTTCATGTTGCCTACAACACTAACACCACCATAATATCCGTAAAATCTCCACATTGCACGAGGAGAAACATAATATACTCTACGAACTTGAACTTTGTTGTTGCCAACAAGGCCGTTAAAAGGCGAACTACTCTCCTGTGCTGAAGACGAGATAATTGTTTGAAGATCGTAATCTTGCACACCATCGACCACTGGAAAGCTAGCAGAGTATTCTGTGAGTGTACCCCCAGTGGAGCCGGCTTCAGTTGAGTATGCTTCTGATACACGGCGGGCATATGCGAACTCAAAACGTGGAAACTTTAAGTTTGCTCCAGTAGGTCCTGTCTTTAGACTTCCATCGTGGTCAAACGTACCTGTGGTAGCTCCTAGAATATCAGACATTACGTTCTTCGCCTGATGTGAATTGATGAGATACGAATATTCTAAAACAGCTTCTTCATAGTTAGAATATACACTATCTGCTTTCAGTTCAATATCTAGAACATCACCACCAAGTTTCTTGTAGGTGAAAGCGACTTGTTCTGCTGCTCCCGAAAGGAAATCAGTATTTCCTGAGTAAATGCCAAAAGGCAGTGCCGAGGCAACATCGCCCGGTGAACCAGTAACAGGTAGCTTTGATACGCTTGTATTACTTGAGGGTGTAAGGGTTGGCTTCGCCATGCATAGATCCTCCTAAGCATAAGTAGTATCAGAAACAGGAAACCGGCCCGTTTTACTATGCTTCAGAAGAATCAGTCTTCTTGGTTGTGGTTCTACGAGTTCTAGTGGTCTTTTTCTTTGCTGTAGTCCTAGTGCGCGTAGTTTTAGTAGTCTTGGGTGTCGTTGTGGCCACCACAGGCTCTGGTGCTGTGGTTTCTTGGGTAGCCTCTGGTGTTGTATCGACAGTCACTACAGGCTCAGGTGTGGTTTCGACAGTCGGAGTTTCAACCGTGGTGTTGTTAGATGCATTTAATGCTTCAATAGCCTCGCTGTTTGATGTCGTGTCTCTGTTGTTTACTCCCAAAATCCTTGCTCGGACTCTGTGTTTTTGAGGAGCGGACAGCGCTCTACGTTTCTTTCCCATGATAAGTTCTCCTAGTGTGGGTGCTTTTATAAATAGTAACCTTTTTCAAAAAACGAAAAATCTCAAAAATTTGGCGGCGGTAATTTTTAGGGGATCGGTGTTTTCAAAAAAAACCCCCCAACCCGAATGGGAAAGGGGGCAAACTTTAAAAGTTTAATTTATTAAACAACAGTGATGTACTTGACGTAGAATCTTACAGCGCCGGCAGTAATGTTGTTAGCACTAATTGTGACTGAACCATACACACTTCTGGCAGAAGCACTGTAGACTGAGTCAGCGACCAAAGCTAGAGCCGTTGCGCCGCCCAATGCGGCTGCGGTCACCGTGTCAGAGCTGTTGCCCTTTCCAACTGCCAAAGCAGCGGCGCTTGAAGTTCTAATTGAATCTTCATCATCTGTAACGATCTGATCGCCGGCCGCTGAGGTACCAAATGTGGCGCCGAGTGCGCCAGCGCCAGACAGAGTAAACGCAGTTGTCACAACCAATCCAACCTCAGTAATTAGTGAGTTGGCAGGAATAGCGATTCCTGATGTGTCTCCAAATCCACCGGTCCCGTCTGCAGAGATTTCGTCAGAGTATGCAGCCATCTCCACTCCCTTAGCAGCAGTGAGTCTTGCACCATTCATTGCCAACTCTCTCCTTAGACTTTCTACCATTGCCTCAAGTCTCGCGAGGCCAATTCTCTTACTTCCCATGTTAAAAACCCTCCTTTTGTAATCGTGTCACCGCATTTCTGCGGCCGCATTTCTAATATGCGCAATAACTTGGAATGAGCACCATAATAGTGCTCGTCTCTAAATAGACTCAGTACATACAAAAGCCCCCATCTTTCGATGGGGGCTTCGTATTTTATTGGACTCTGAGGTCTAAGCGTTACTATTAGCTAGTTGCGCCAGACTCTCCGACGATACCGCGGCAGATAACCAACCCATACATATCTGGGCGAACCATCTTCTTGGCATAACGAGTCATGACTCCCTTACGGGGCACGAAGTCTTCTGGTCCAAAGATGGTCGGTGTGACCTGCAGTGGCACATAAGGTGCGTATACATATCCACTTTCGAGGAATGATCCGCCTCTACGGCCGACGAGAACAACCTGACGTGGGAAGTAAGGGTCAACATGGACATCAAACTTCTTGCTCAGGGCTCCAACCTTGACAGCACCAACGGAACCACGCTCGTCGTCAGCAGTGACGGAAGCACGGAAGCCAGCGGTGAACTCAAGAATGTTCGCAACTTCAGGGGAGCAAACGATGAAGTTTGCGCCACCGCGAAGGGTCTTGCGATGGATTTGAGCAGAAACGTCGTTGATGGTTTCAACAAGAGTCTCGTACCACTCGGATACTGTACCGGTGAAGTCAGGGGCAGCAGAGCTAGCACCAACCTCAAGACCAGTTTCACGGTTCAGGAACATACCAGGGGAACGGGCCCAGTAGTATGTTGCAGCAGTTGCTCCGCGAATCAAGTCAGCAAGGATCTCACGATCAATCTCAAGAGCAATCTGCTCAGAGAGGATGCTGGTAAGCTCGACTTCGGCGTCAAGGTTGTGATAGGCGTTTAGATCCTGTCCCAACTCTGGCGTCCACTTGGCCTTGAGCTTCTTGGTCTGTGCGGTAACAGCGATGCTGTCAACCTGAATGTCGATCTCAGGAATTGAGGCTTCGTTCTCAAGTCCCCAGTCAGTGGTACCAATAACTGAACCGAGTGCATCGGAAGCAGTGAGGTTATCACGAATTGGGAAACGTACAGTGAGCTGACTCGTTGCAAGTGCTTTGGCAGTTGCCGCGACCGATCCAGATGACGGAACAGACGCTACGACGACACCACCGGAGCCAGAAGCTGCGGTACCTGCAATCGTGAATAGAATACGATCTGAACCAGTCTCTGACGAGTCCTGGGGACGAGTCAGGCGACGGACAACAGATGCACTCTCACCAACACCAGCAATTGCTTCAAGCTTGTGAAGGCTAAATGCACCGAGGTTGTTGAAGTCAGCTTCTGAACCGTTGGAGCTTGTTAGCACGGCCTTAGCTACGGAAATAATCGCAACAGAGTGAGCAACACTAGAGCCAGAAAGCGCTAGAAGATCGGGATCGTATTGAATCAACTTCTTCTGAGCTTCAGTTGCACTGTTAAGTGCGAAAGCAGCGCGAACGTGAGCACCTGCGCTAAGCCCCAATCCCCTGGAAAGGAAGGCCGAACCGGAGGGTGAGCCATAGGCGTAACCAACGGTGGTGCGAGGACCGGAAAGGTCTCCGCCAGCAGTATCAACGAGGTTGACACCACCAGTGATCTGGCTACCAACCCGATCTGTACCATAGATTGACCTGTCAGAAGTCTGACCGAACTGCCCATCATTGCGAGTACCAGAGGCATCGAGGTTCGGGCTGAACTTGAAGTCGAGGAAGAAGATTAGACCGGAAGGAAGGCTCATGGGCTGAACAGAGACAAGCTCGTTAGCAATGAGACCTGCAAAGACGCGTCGGACGATGGGGAATGCTACAGCAGCAAAACCTTCAACGTCACCAACAGCCATGCTGGAAGACTCGCGGAGCAACTCCTTGGCTTGGTTCTCTAAGAGGCGAGCCATGGCGTTACGGTTACGGTCATCGGTCAAACCTTCAAGAAGGCCAGTTCGTTCCCACTTGGTAAGTAGGGCGTGTGACTCTCTGGAGAGGTCACGCTCAACGATGCCTTCAGTTAGTTTGTTTAGAATAGACATTGTAATTTTTCTCCTTGAATAATGTTTTATTTCTTAATGCCTGCAAGGATTTGCATCCTTTCGGCGGCTGGATCAGCAGTTTTGGTTCTGTTCTCACGAACAGACATTATAGAAGACGATCTAGTGACAGCTTCACGCAGTGATTGCGGTCCGCGGCGATCCGGCGCAGAACCCACTGTGTTTCTAAGAGTCTCATAAATGACCTTTGCTTCTTTTACTGAACCGGCGTTAGAGATAGCTTCGACAAGTTTATTTTTTTGTCGCTCATTCAAGGAGGTGCTATTCAAAATGCGGTTCGCGTATAGTAATCTTGCATTTGTTAAATTTGTTTCATGAAGCTTTTGCTTCATCTCGTTGATTGTAAAATCGTATTTGGAGAGTTTTTCCTGTAGTTCTTCTACAGCTTTCTTTAGAGCTTCATTTTCTTCTTTAAAATCTGTGCTTTGCTGGCGAGCGAGTTCTAGCTCAAGCTCATACTTGGCAGTGTCTTCTGAAACGCCAAGGTGGCCGGTCTTACGCTGAGCCATGTCAACAACAAGCTTTTCAACCATAGCGGTGAGGGCGTCTTCGTCTAGATCGAGTTCTTCCTCCATGGGATTCTTGACCATCTTACCATCGTGCGTAATGCTAAAGTTATCTTTGCCTTTGCCGGGACCATCAACAACTTTGAATTTTCCTTTGTCTTCATCGTCGTCGTCATCGGCCGCGTCGTCGTCCTCTTCAGCTTTTTCGTCGTCCTCTTCTTTCATGACTTGAGCAGACTCGTCTTCATCATCATGAGATGATAGCTCGCTAAGGATTGCCTCAAGCAAATCGTCAGAAAGTTCAACTTCAGAATCTTCTTCCAAAGCGGCCATAGCAAGGTCGTCTTGATCTTCCTCGGGCTCGGCATTGGGGTCATCTTCCATTGCATTTAAAAGCTTATCAAAATTGACTGTAACTACAGTTGATTCTTCTTCGTCTGGACAACCGCACATATTTTCGCCTTCTGTAGCGGCTAGTGGTGCGTCAACGTCGGCATCAACTGGACCTTCGGGTGCTCCTCCTGCCATTGCAAAAGGATCTTCCTCTTGCTCTAATAAAGACTCAACGGCCTTTTTAATTTCGGGCGCGTACTTTTCAAGCACTGCTGCCTCTGCGTTTTTAAGTGCAGCTTCCTTCAACGCTGTTGCGTCTACAATTGCTTGCTCTAATAATGAAGACATTCAAACTCTCCTAAAAAATAGAATTTCTCAGTTTTTAAATAGTTAGCAAAATTCCAAAATGACATTTTACAATAGCTTTTAGTTTCCACTGACAACAACCCATTCGTATGAACCAGCGCCAGTAATGTCAATAGCGAGCAGTTCTCTAAACTTGGCATTGCCGGGAGTACCACCAGAGATTGTTATAAATTCAGACCCATCGATAAGTTGATTACTGCCGCCGGCGGGTGGTATTGAACCTGTAATTTTGCACTCTTCCGTACTTAGAAACTTAATATGGTATAACATTCCTACGTTGGTGCCTGTAATCTGTGGTAGTGAAGCTGTGGCGTTAAAAGGATTTCCTGCTGCATTTAGTATTTGATATCTTGGAGCCGGATGTGTCACAAGCACATTTTGACCGTGGGAGGCAACAGTCGCGACAGCGTAGGCATTCTTAGTGGAACCACTAAAAACAGTATTAGACGATGTTAGTGCGGTAATCGCTGGATTTGCTTTCGGCTGTATAACAACATCGTCGCTTACTACGGTGGCGGATAACAGGGAATCGGATGTTTTAATAGAACGTAGTTTAATTTCTTTGTTAAGAACGGAACTGTAGATTCCCACCCCTGTTCCAATATTAGCAACTGTTGACAAGGTGCTTCCCAAAAGAACCGAGACTTTTTGTTTTTTGTTCGTATATGAACCAGCGCCATTATTGTCAGCAACAATAACCCAATCTGGTTGGGCTGTGTCTGTATTTAGTGAACCTTCTTCTGCTAAGCCCGTAACATCAAGGCCAGTGCCATCTGTTCCAACTCTTATGCCCAAATATTGGTTTGTTGCGCTAGGTTTAACTGATAACTTTAGCTCTCCATCTAGAACTGAGTTTTCTAGGCCATTACCAGTATTTAAAAGCTCTCCTCTAAGACCCAGTGAGCCTGTTACGTAGCCGCCCGCAATAACGTTTCCAGCAGGAGTAATGTTGCCATCTGTAGCAAGGGTTCCCGAAACCTTGACTTTCCAGTTTGCATGTGAGCCGTTACCACCAGATACTGCTAAGATTGGGTTTTTAATATCGCCAACAGAGAATAGTGAGCCTGTGTGGAAGGAGCTTGAAAGACTTACCATAACGTCACTGTTGGCAGGGGTCTGACTACTTCCGATTGTTACGGCGCGCCGGTTTGCATGAAGCTTTATAACAAGGTCGCTATTACCCGAACGAGCTTCAAAATCTATATTTTTGTTATCAGGATTGACTTGAAACTCCCCGGTGGGAGAGGTAGCTCCCATACGTAGTATTCGACCGCTACCGACATTGGAGGAGCCGGCGAATGCAAAAATACTATTATCGCTAAAATTAAAATAAGTATCAGCGTCGCCAGAATGAACTAACTTGCTATCAACGTGAAGTTCGCCAGCAACAGTAAGGCCGACTGTATTTCCACCTGATGCGGTGATGTTTGTAAATGTTTTTGGGCCAGTAATTGTCTGAGTACCGTGTGTGTTTACGATATCTTCAATTTCGCCTAAAGCAGGTCCGATAAACTCGACGGAACCCGATAAAAGATTGTATGACATTTATATCCTTCCAAGTCCAAAAGCGGCTCTTTTATAAATAGTAGAGTCTCACTAAATAGGACACAAATAAAAAGGGAGCCCCCATAAAGAGGGCCCCCTAGTTTTATTTGGCAGTTTACTAATCCGAAGATTAATAACCTAGGCCTGTCTTACATGACGTACCACTTACCATTACCATCAGAGATCAAGCTGACAGCGGCGAAGTCTGACTCAAGGACGATGGAGTGTTGGGTACCATCGATAGTGTCAGAGCCCTGACGATGAATCGTCACAGCGTTAGCGCCGGCGTTGATTTTCTTGAACTTGATGATCTTACCTTCAGTAGCCGCGTTGTTCTGAGGCAACGTAACGGTGAAAGCACCACCGGAAGAGTTAAGCAGAACCTGCGCACCGTTGGCAATAACCAAGTTAGTGTTGCTGTTAAGTGTCTGAACGACCTCAGTGACGTTGCTGCCAATGAAAGTAGCCATGTCGCTGACGAGAACCTTCTTAGTCGCGTTGCCGTCCGAAGAGTCACCAATGATGATCGCGTCTGCGCCATCAAGAGCAAGCGACGAACCAGCAGTCGCGTCAAGCAAGTTCAACTCAGCAGGTGAAGCAGAGATCGTGACTCCTGCGGCCGGTGTGGCAGCGAACGGAACCAAGGTACCAGCGGAGTCGGCAAGCTGAACGAGTCTATCAGCGGTTGGATCAACAGCCTTAAGAGTAAGCTCGTGTGCGTCAGCAGTGGCGCCCTCAAAGATAACACCGTTAGCAGTATTAACTACTTCAACGTCAACTGTTGTGGTCTTACCCTGAACAACCAAGTCTCCAGTAAGAGTCAAGTCAGTAAACTGAACATTGTTACCTGTACCAAGACCAAGGCTAGTACGTGCAGTTGCACCAGCTTCATACGCGAAAGCGCCTGCGCCAGTAGCAACAAGGAATTCACCGTCATTCGAAGGTGCACCAAGGGTGTCAAGGTCTGCAAGAACACCGTCAACTGCGACCGTTACAGAGCCACCGAGAGAAACAGAACCCATAGCAGCCATACCAGCGCCTTGAGTTAGTGTCACAGCGCTGTTCGCAAGCTTGGCGTTGGGAATACTTCCAGCCAGCTTGCCTGCGCCGATGGAACCAGCGAGCATGTCGTTGGTAACACCGAGTGCTTTAACCTGCAAGTGGTCAGAATCCATCTCAATAGATGAATCATCGGTCTTGATTCCAAGAATACCAGCAGAAGCTGTAAGAGCGCCAGCGGAAATTGAGCCAACAAAGTCGTTAGCAGATTCGCGCTTGAGCTTGCTGTCAGTGGCATCGAAGAACACAACGGAGTCAGCCGCGGGGGCGTAGGCTGCGTCGGCAAAGCCATCGAGAAAGTTAAGCTCTGCAGCTTCAGCTTTAATAAGTGAACCACTAATAGCAAGACCAGCATGGCCGTCGAGGCGTTTGCCAACGATGACTGAACCAGTACCTGCTGTGCTGACTACAATGTAGTCTGTCGCACCCTGCGAGAAAGTCACAGCTTCAGCAGAAGAGCCGGTCATTTGATAGCTGTGATCTCCAAGAAGTCTTGACTGACCTGCTTTGATGTGAATCTCATCAGAGTTGGCATCGCCAAGTTTAATTGAACCGGAAAGCAACGTATCACCCTGGACATCAAACTGATCTTCAACCTTGATTGAACCAGAAGCAACGAAGTTTCCTAATTGAAATTTATAAGCCATTTTAAAAATCCCTCCAAAATTTGATTTTATATTGCTTTTTCGTAAAGAAAATTATACACCAGTACACACGGATGTACTAATGTTGCGGTCTACAGCATCTTTATATAGTTCTCAAATCAAGAGCTATACCGCCTTTTTGAACAAAAAATTAATTTTGTTAACTTATAATAAAAGCGGCCGTCACTTATTAAATACAACCCGGTATTTTAATAGATAAAGTACCCATTAGAACCATTACTATAAAGCGAAACAGCAGCGAATGGAGACTCTAAGATTATCGATTGTTGACCATCAATTGTTTGGCCTGGGTGGGCTCGAATGTTGACAGGATTTGTATTAGTTACGCCTCCTTCGTCTTTGATTACAATTGATTGGCCACTTTCTAGTGAAGAAGCATTTAGGAGACGAACATCAAATGATCCTCCCGATGAGTTGACTCCAATAAAGTAGTCAGATACAGAAGCTGTTACGTGTGCTGTTACTGTGCGTCTTTTTAATTTTATACCGCCATCGACATTCAAAGTACTATTTGTAAATGTAAAATTAGCATCTGAACTAAGCGTATCTGAATCGGACCAGAAGGCTACCCGTGTTGAGCCACCAGAGCCGTCAACTGTACCTCCACCAGCAGATGCAGAAATGGATGAAAGTTTATCATCAAGATATTTTCCAACGTACAAATAAGCAGAAGCAGTCACAGGAATGCGAGAAGCATTGTAATCCTGAATAAAGATAATTCCTGAGAAATAGTCGACCTGCCAATCAATCGTGTCCCCTGATGTAATTTCATTTGCAGGATCAGAGGGGTCGCCCTTGTACAACTTAAGAAAGTATCTATTTGGGCTAGCGTTAGAGATTAGCGGTGGAACAAGCTGTAGAGCACCGCGGGAATCGTAAACACGCTTTCCGTTTGTATATGCTCCTGTACCCTTTGCAGGGTTTGATGATGTGGTTTGGTAAGCAGCAGGAAGCTTTAGGTAGTAACCGTGTGGGCCAGAAGCAGAAGATTCATCTCCTCCTCCGCCAGTGTCATCAGCATCATAAATTGTATCAGAAAAAGATACGATGTCAAAATATACCTGTTCTACAGTTGCCGGTCCACCGTCAGATGCACTATACATTGTATAAAATGCGGTGCCTGGATCATTAGGGATTGCCTCGCCAAAGATTGTTTCTGACGGAATTGATACGTTTGATGGTACTGCCTCGTTGACGTCTGACTTTAAGTTAGAAGTTTGCGATTTACCAAGAAGTTTCTTGGCTGCGAACTGGGTGGACGTTATGTTAGTTTTACCTGTACTCATTAGTAAACCACCCTAATTCTAGACAAATATCCAGTCCAGTCTTTGTGCGCGGTAATCTTAACTATGAAATACTGATTGTTTCTAACCTGTCTGGCCTGCAATTGAATTGGAATCTCTCGACCAGATCCTGGTACTGTCTGAGTCAAATCTGAGCCTCCAAAATTCAGAATGCCCACGCCGTCTGTAGTTGGCTGGACACCAGCTGAGTAAGGTTTGATGCAATCACCAAATGCTGTTGAAGTGTCATCGGCGCCTGAGAACGCTGGGTCAGTTGGTACTTTTAATTCAACCTGAATATTCTTGTTTGCGCCGAGGGTGCCAGTGTAAAAAGCACCGGATTTAGAAATTAAATTTGCGTCCCCGTACAATGTAAGGGTGAATGTAGCCTTAGCAAGGCCACTAGTGTTTCTAAAGTATCTATAGTACGTTCTAATGTTGTTAGATAACGTTGAGTAGTTAGGACTGCCTGCTGGTGCTTGTAACTGGCCACCGTCTGCAGCGTTTCTAGTATCTCCATCAGTACCGATTTGTAGTGGTGAAATTAGATAACCATTTGCAGTTACCATTCCATCAGCGTATGTCGCATGATTACCAGGGTCATTCACAGAGTTTTGCGAGTTCCATGCATTACCTGCGTCTGTCACAGCAGCTTGGTTTGTAAAGCTTCCTGACTCGACTCGATATGTTTCTAATCCAAAGTATTCATTGTCATTTAGTGTAGTACTGCCAATCGATCCAGAATAATACATGAAGGAAGTTGATGTCGCGCTTGTGGATGTCAAATTTGATTTAAGCGGATGTAAAACCTGCGAGTTTACAGTGATATCAAGATCTGTGAACAACCCGAGGCCTCCAGAAATAGATGTGGTGTTATCGAGTACAACAGTACCCGTAACATGGATGTCTGCAGCTTCGCAATTTGCAGAATTATTAAGAGAAGGCAGCGACACCGATGCTGCATCAGTATCTAATGTGTTTACTCCTGCTCCAACAATTCGAATATTATTAACAAAACAATTTGTAGTTGTCGGATATGATACTGCTGTGCCATTTTGGTAAACGTTTCTGTATACGTTTGATGCTCGGTAGGCATATGATGCGCTTGGTTGCGCTGCGAAATATCTAACTCCTGATTGATAGTAGACATCTCCGTGATTAAAGTTTGCTAGTGAAACACTTGTCGCCGCTAAAGCGTTCGCATCGGAGTCGACAATCCATTCAATATAATTTGTATTTACATCGCTCAAGCCGGGACGCTTATGTACAACTCTAGCAGAGTTAAAGCCAAGATCCTGGTCATTGGCGCCAACTTGAAACGTACCTGTTCTATAAGGCTTAGTATAATCAGGAATCGAGTCTGTTGTTGCGCTCCACGCCAACGCGGAAACGGAAAAACCAGAATTATTGCCGTTAAAATCATCTGTGATCGCATTAACGGTAGATGCTAAATTAATTTCATGAACTTTGCGGCCGTTGACCTGTAGCTCTAATGTCCCTTCATAAGCATCCTTAAATGAATCGGTTGGGTAGTTCTGTCCGTTGGAACCAACATCCTCATTAAGAACACCAGTAATGTTTGCCTTTGAAGAGTATATTCCTAGTCTATCTCCGCTAGGACTGTATGCTACGTTTGAATCAAAGTCAGATAAGCCTAAAGCTGATCCTGTGGCTGGCGTATAACCCGTTATTGCATTAGAAGCACCAAAGGATAATTTTGCTTCTGCGCCTGTGGGATTAGCATTAATATCATCTAGTTGTGGAGCTTCTGTAGGAGCAGATACGTCTGAGGCTCCAAGTTGGACGCTTAGTGTATTGAAATTGCCTACCCAATCTGAGTCTGCTAGAACTTTTACCATTATGTAATCGTTATCAGCTACTGAGGCTGTACCAAATGTGACACAGTGAATGCTATCATTTGTATTGCTAAGGTTTGCGTTATCGTTAGCGCCGTTAATAAGGGCGCCAGCATTGTCAGTTATGCTGCCGTATACAAAGTCTTGTGAGACATCCATCCATCCAGTTGTGGCCGGAATTTTAACAAACATTTTAACTTTATTGCTTGCAAACGATGTGGCGTTGCTTACAATTTGAGCGCTTGCTTTGTCAGAAGTAATCTTTAAATCTCTGACAGCGGAGCCGTTAGTGTTTTGAATCTTGCGATAAAATGTTCTGACGCCTGTTACTCCAGAGTAGTCCGGTTGGCCGGCTGGGGCGTTGATTAATGAGTCGAACTCTCCGCTAGCTGCTACCGAGGGCGACTTTGGACTATGCAACTGCTGGTTGTACATAAGCAGGCCGTCGGTATGACCTGCCGATCCTGTTGCAACCATATGGTTTTGCGAGTTCCAATCAGTAGCGTTACCAGAAGCATTTGCTTGCGTATCATAACTACCTGATTGTTTTCTGTATGATTCGTCGTGGAACCTTTCGATCAAGTTTGTGCTGGATAACGTCCTGTTATCAATTAAGAAACCATTACCAGTTGTAGCAGAACCAGCTGCGGACAATGTACTCTTAAGAGGGTGCGTTGCAGTTACATTAGCAGTTAGTGCCCCACTAAGCAGGTTGTCAACATTTAAACTAAGACTGGCTGTAAGTCGTAAAACTGTGTCCTGATCTTGGCTGGCCCCGAGATCTGGTACAGATTGTGCAGAAGGTGTTGAAGAGTTTGAAACAGCGAAACTTACTGGGGTTCCCGAAGCAGGGAAAACATTTTCGTACATATTAGCAACATCAACTTTGTACTTCGCTGTTACCCCAGTGTTATATCTGACTCCAGAAAGATACTTTGAGCCTGCAAGCTGAATTTCTTCGATGCGACCATTTGAGGCGGCCAAATTGTTTACCGCCCCTGATGGGTCGTTGACCCACTCAATATAGTTTGTTACATTATCGGTAGAAGCTACAGTGTGGATTACTCTTGCGTAGTTCCATCCATTTCTCATATCATCTGGATGAATTTGATACTTCGCAGTTCTGTGCTTAAAGATATACCACTCTGCGCCGTTTCCGTCAAAACTTGAAGCAGCTGTGGAAACGTTTATAAATCCTGAGTTTCCTGTCAGTGAACTTGCCGAACCAGTCGCTGGGTTACCGGCGCCTGAAAATGAAGCGAGGTTTACAGAGTGAACTGTTGAACCATTTATCTCTAATTTTAAGGTACCGGTGTCTCCGTTTGTAAACGAGCCGGATGCAAAAGCAAGAAAACCGTTTGTTTCGCTTCTAGCAACATTATTGTTTACATCTCCAGTAATTGTTTGGTTATTTTCATAAACCCCTAGACGAAGGTTAGAGCCTGATACTTCTGCTTGATATGTGGCATTTTTGCTTTTTGCATCGAAACCTGCTGCTGTCGAGACTGCTGTAAAGCCCGGTACCGCATCTCCGCTTGTAGCGAATGATAGCTTTGCGGTCACGCCATCAGTTACATCTTCGTCAATTGATCTGACTGCTGGGGCCGGGGAGGGTGACAAAATCTTCAAAACTTCATTAAATCTATCAACTGCTGTTCCAACAGGAGTCGACGTTACGAAGTCAGTATACAAGCCATCTGTATAATCACCGTCTTCGGCGGCGCCTATGCCGCCTCCAGAGCCTCCTGAGCCTTGAGCCGAACTTGTTAGCACCACTCGGCCTGTCGAGGTGTCTACGGCCAAATAACTGGATGTATTGTTAAGGGCTGCGGTCTGTAACCCATGCAATGATAGCGGATCTGTAGACGCTGAGACTGACAATAAATAGGAAGGGGTATTGGTGCCGATACCAATCCGACCTAAACCTTTAGCATGTATAAGGTTAGGTATAGGATTCGATTTGACTTCAAGCAATGTGTTGCCATACGAACCAGTTATAGTTAAGGCTGTCGTAGAGTCAATACCTGTAATACTTAAAGCTTTGTTTGCTTCTGAGTATGTGAAGTTTGCGTGGCCTTCAAAATTATTTCCACTAGAATCTCTTGTAGTTACAATCCGAGCAGTGCCAGGATTTGTCATAGAATAGACAGAAGTGAAAGGAATGTTTACTAGGCCAGCACCGTCACCTTCATGCGAACCAGTAAGAACGCCACGGTGATAACCATAGAAAGAGCCCGTTATCTGGATTGAGCCCGTTGTGAGGAGCGAAACTGACCCAGAGAGGTAATTGAATCCCATTTATATCAACCTCCAACTGGTAATTAGAACACAAACCAATTGGCACCATTACTGTATAAAGAAATAGCTGCCCGAGAGCCCAAAATAAAGTAATGTGAGTTGCCGTCAATGGTGGTACCGGAGCTTGCTGTCAATGTAATTTTTGTTGCACCCGTTCTTGGCTGTGATGTCGCTTCGTCTTTGATTACAAGAATCCGGCCTGGGGTATTGTTGGCTGTCGGCATTGTTATTGAAACGGCATTATTATTAGAAACTCCAATAATTGTACCCCGAATGGCGGAGGTGGATAGATCTGATGAAGTACCGGTAACACCCACATACCCAAAAGCCACTGTGCCGCTAACTGAAAGATGCGATGTTGGCGAGTTTGTTCCTACGCCAACACTCCACCCAGGATTAGCACCCTCTTGAGAGGGGTTTGCCATGTTGATATTGGAGCTTCTAGCGTAAAGCGTCGGCGTCGAGGTCGAGGTACCTGCAACTATAACTGAGCCTGTAATCCTGTGTCTGTCTTCGTGGCCATTACCTAAATTAGTAGAACCATTCTGAGCGATTTCTGTAATCGTTGTATTGACGACACTGTATGAATTTGCAACTAAATTACCGCCAATCGTAAGATCGCCGGTCATGTTTGCAGATCCCTTAACTTTAAGAGAGCCTGTTAGTAATAAGGAGTGATTTTGGGAACCTGCAGCTTCATGAAATAGTTTATAATTGTCTGAGCCTGAAACAGTGAATGTACCAGTGCGTACAAGGACGGACCCTGAAGGTCCCGCCATTGAAGTGATCGCAATATCGTCGCAGCCGACGTAAGCCCATCCAAAACTCATTAGTTAAACTCCTTTAGCCGATGCCGTCGCCGCTTAAGCTTGGCATCTGATCTCTAGGAATATTTGTCAAACCAGCGACAATATCGACGTCATCAGAGCCGTTTAAGTAAATGGCGGCGCACTTAACTTCTAGTCGAACTGACTGTGAAGTTCCGCGTAGAGAGGCGGATGCGTCAGCGCCAGTGCCAGCTTTTCCAATTGTAAAATAATTAGTACCGGAACCACCGACGCCGTTCGACGAAAAGCCCACTTTCAAAACGCTGTCGGGATCGTTATTGATGATAGTAATCCATCGTGTTACAAATGGAAATTGAATTGTTTGAGTGCTAGATGAAGCATCGATGCCCCCTCTACACCATGGACGGCCTGAAACCTGATATGCGCCGACATGTCGGATACTGGTGGTATACGGTTGTTTAATTGACATTGTTTATCTCCTAAATTACAACATTTGCTTTTTATAAATAGTGCGAGATTTGGAACTAAGCCATATCTTTGTGATTATTGCCTGTTGTATTTAGCTCTCTTGAGATATTTTTGTCTTTTCAGTTCATCACGCTCGCGCTGGCGCTGGGCTTTTCTTTTTTTAATCCGCTTTTTTTCAGAAGGTTTGACGTATGCCATGCAACGTTCTTTATATTTTTCAATAACCCCTTCTTTCTTACACTTTCTATTGAATCTTCTAATAAGTCTTTCCGAAGATTCATTGCGGCGTGCGCGGACTGAAACGTTTACGGCTGACATTGTTTACTTTTTCATTCCTTTTGATATTGTATTCCAAGCGTGGCCGGATGAGGCGAATAAGTCGCCAATGTCTACTCCAGAATCGCTTGGATCGCCAAGGTCTACAGACCCGGCTTTGGGTTGCGCTGGTGCGCTTGTTGGTGTTGTGTCTTCAAATATATTAACACCGTTAAAAGCATCTGTTCCAATAGAATCAAGAAGCTTTTTCTTTCTCTCATTTAATTGGGCTCTCTGTGAATTAACCCGAGCCTCGGCAACTTTTGCTGGCTTTGGCTCGGGAGCCTCGGTTACCACTTGTGCGGCTGTACCCTTTACTACCTCTTTAATTACTGAGGAGAGTACGCCTTCTTCAAAAATCACCTCCTTGATGCACTCTTTGATTAGTGGTTTCAAGACTGTCTTTAATTGTTTTTTGTTCATTTATCACTCAAAATATCATTAAGCATACGATTGATCTTGTCTGCTTTGTTAAATACGTTTGGCTCATCATAAGTCTTGCCTTCACTGATAGCCATGTAGGCGCCGGGTGTTGAAGGCTCAGAAACAAAGTCGAAACAAATAAGCTGGAAATCGTCTTCTACGATTGTTCCATTAGTTGATTCGTGTACGGAACCAAGTCCGCGTGATGAAATTCCTAAACTAGCACCGTCATTGACAAGGGCTTGTAGGATTTGGCCAGAAGGCGTGTTCAGTACTTTTACTTTGCCCATTACATTTTTATTATCCCACCACACCTCTGTAATCATGTGTGATGCGTTTTTTAGATTAATCACCGAATCATCTGGGTGATCTAGCTCTCCAAGGGCACGTCGCTCTTTTACAAGCTTCTGATAGTTTTCCATTTCCCTCATAAGAACCTTGTGAGGGTAAATACGGCCGTTTCCGTTTTGAACGTCAGCCTCTTGCAGCTTGCCAGAAAGAATCATGCCGCCGTTAGCGACATATCTCTTCTCTTCTTCAGTCAGCAGATCCTGGCAAACACCGCCTTCGCAAAGTTCATAGTATTCTCTTAAAAGTACTTTTTTCATAATTTGTTACCTATGCGGGCGCTACCCGCGTGAGTATGGAGCCTTTACAGCAACGTCGTACTGGCTGAAGGGCCCACTTGTTAGTCCATACGTTTCTCATTATTAGCTCCTATTTGTAAACCATTGTCGCAAAATAAAATATTCATTATATATGATGTGCCTGATGATACCCAGCCACATATAAAGAAGTTTGCAATACTTTGCTCAAATGTAAATAGTTCAGTATACCGAGAAATGCATAACAAAAAAGCGCCAACCCAAAACCCCATACACATGGGGCAATGAAAAAGCTCTCCAAAACCATTTAGCCATGTCTTTGCAGGCCTTATTTTATCGAAAATCGAACCGTAAACTAAAATCTGTGTTAATCCATATGCACACAGGATAAACCAGATTAAATTCATTATATAAATACTACCCAAGTATCACCTCTAAAAATCCGTATTGGCGGCGCGCTTGACGACTGCTTGGCCGGCTTCTTGAGCCAACTGACCGATGGGAAGATGAATTGTCTGCGAGCCAGCTTGTTTGCTAACATAACTTGCCTTATCTGAGGAGAACTTTGCGAGAGTATCTTTGCCGTCATTAACCGCCTGCTTCCATTGTTCAAACTCTTCGCTTCCCCTACCAACAGTCTCGGAATCGCCCAACATCTGAACTGCCTGTTCCAGCGAGGCGGTCATCTGATTTTTGCCTGTTGCGGACATCTCTGCTGCAGCCTCCATCATATCAGACATACTAGAGTTTTCTGTTACTTGTGCCAGTAGTTTGCTTCCAGCATCCACACACGTATCACAACCAGCATCAGTCGAAATCTGAACTGCTGCTTCAATCACATGTCTAATTTCAGATGTTTTGTCTGCAATCTGATCTACACTTTGTGATGACACTAATTCAATTATTTCTGAACATCCCATGTAAACCGCTGCGGCTGTGGCAATCAAAACCATACCAGCAATGATATATTTTCCATACTTCTTCATGAATGGGTGAGCCATGAATTTAGAGATCATGTTTTCATTAACTGCACCTGATCCCATAGTGCCCCTAATCCAATCAAGGGCTCTTTTAATAGCGGCCACTGAGGTGGCTGCCGTGATCATCTTCATTAAAGGCTGAATTAACTTACTATACAAAAATGTAGCTAATCTCTTTAAAACGTTTTTGCCCGCTTGAGTTACCTTTTGGGCGCCTTTCTTGAGGGCGCCAGCGGCTCGGCTTAAAATTCCTGCTTCTTCTAGTAATCCTATTTCATACTCTAATGAAGCTTCCCATGTTTCGTACAGTTTTTGCTCGGTTAACTTTCCAGCTAACATTCTTTCATGCAGTCTGCTAAAAGACATGCTCTCTGAGGGGGTCTGCGAATCGTTTTCAAAAAGATAGACCCTATCGTCAGTTTCGTTTTCAACTAAATCTACGAAAGAATTCCAATTTTCTAAAATTATTTTCAAATCATTATTCATTTCATTAATTTCTAAACCTTGTACAACTGTGATAGACCATACGGATCTCTAACATATCCGGGCCGGATTGATCCCTTAGTTTCTGAGTGGGCAACATCGCCCAAATCTGTTGAGTGCAGATCGTCCGGGTCAGTGTACAAGTCTTCTGCCTGATCCGTGTAGCTTCTAACAAAGTCGAAGTATGGTCTTTCTTCGGTGATAAATGAGTCGACATTTAAAAGTACCATCTTGATTGGCTCAACATTTTCTTCAGCAGATTCAGAAATCACAGCTTCCATAGAGCCATATACATTTCCACCTTGCACTGAGCTAAAGTCAATGACGCCCTTTCTTCTTAAATGAGCGAACAATCTATTTTGAGCACCGTATGCCGCATCAGTCATAGTCTCTTTGGGAAACGTCAAAACCTTATTTTGTGTTGGCATAATTACAATATCAATATCGGCATGATCAAAAATCATTAAGTTGCCTTCAAGCGACTTTCTAATCTTTAATTCAAACTTACGCTCAATTTTTGGAGCAGCTTCCTTACTTCCGATTTTGATTTTGATGGCCATTAGCTGTTAATCTCCTGCACAAGGGCCTGAATCTTTGCTACATCTGTCACTAGCTCTACATCGGTTGGGCGCTGACTGGTTTCTTCTAGTAGTGCCTGCACCCTCTTTGCTTTGCTTAACATATCATTGTCGTCTTTTAGCTCTTTTATGTTTAAAGACGCGGCCATTTGCTGCTTTAATCTACTAATTTCTTCATTTAAATAAATCTTTAGCTGAATGCCATTGTCAGCGAAAGATGCCT